CTGAGGGTTTTAGTTGTTCTTGTAAGAAAGCACCACGTAAACCGTGTAACCATATTCGTAATGTTAAGTTGCGCATCTATGGCACATTCGATCAGCATTATAAGGAGGCAGCATAATGTCTATGCATATGATTAGAGGAGTTCAAGTTCATGGTGTAGGGAAACGCCAAAAGGCGAAACGAAAATCGAATAAATTATTAAAGGCGGAAGCCGAACATCAAAAGTTTCTAGATAAACTTGTTTCAGGTAAGTCAAGTTATAGGCCTGACTTACCTGACTATAATTGTGGTCCTCGTATGACGAGTGATCGTATAGCAGGCAATGGTCTTGCAAAAGAACGTAGTCGCTATACAGGTGATGAAATCGCTGGTATTGTAGTTACACATAAATCAAATCTAATGCCAGTTCGTAAAGATAACAAACAAGCAGCGATAGATGCTGCATCAATGAGGAGATAATAATGTGGGTAATTAAAGTCGATATGCATGGTCGACCAACTAATGCCGTAATGCGGCGTATGGAAAATTGTAAGCTTGATCTTGATTCTCATGAATCTCGTTCTAAGTTCGGGTATTGCTATTTAGATTATTTAGTCAAATGAGCGATTATCAAATTGCGCTTATGGACCGGAGAGTTCAATATCTCGAAGGCAAGATACAGGATTGGGAAAAGGTCATTGATATACTAATGGCCGACCCTACTTTTATGCATACTTTAGGTGTAAAGGAATTAAAAAAGAATCAAAATAAAAATATCGATTTATCTTATAAAGTAAAGGATCCTTATAAATGATTGACTCAAGTTCTCGTGACTATATGGTTGCTGAATTAAAAAAACGTGAATGTCGTGTGATATTCAAAAAAGTAAATGGCGAAGAACGCGATATGATTTGCACTTTGCAAGAAGAAATGTTACCTCAGCAAGTCGACATTGAAGAAGCAATTCAAAAAAAGAAACCAAATCCTGACGTCTTGGCAGTATGGGATATAAAGGCTAAAGGCTGGCGATCATTTCGCGTTGATGGTGTGCTCTCTTTTACTTAGTATAAATAGTATTTCATAAGGAGAACTATATGTTGTACATTGATCCAAATGTTGCTATATGGCTTTTATTCTTTGGAGCTTCTGCATGCGCCTTTATGGTTGGAAAATTATTCACTCGCGTCGATCAAGAAACTATTATTGATAGGACTATTCAAGTTTTAATTGATAAAGATTTCGTTAAATATAAAATTCTTGATGATGGCGAAATTGAGTTATTGCCAGTAAACGACTAAACCATTGATTTTAAATAAAACAAAAACGTGTACATTGCTTTCGTAATGTGGTAGAATAGTATTATTATATTATGATGGAGATGAACATGGCACGTAAGTCTAAATTAGCTCAAATGCGTGAAGAGCTTGCATTAAATTCTAAAGTAAAAACTGTTAAACAGCGAAAGAAACGTAAGTTGACAGAAGAACAAAAAGCAGCTTTAGTTGATCGTATGGCCAAGGCGCGTGCCGCTAGAGGTCCAGCAAAAAATCTTTCTATTCACGAGTCTATCCGAACTTTAGGTGATGATCATTTCTTATCACCATCTAAAGTTAAAGATTGGATTAAAACTCAGAAAGATTTACTTGCTTCTTTGAAAGAGCATAAAGATTCGAAGGATAAAGGCCTTAGATCTTTATATTGGCAAACAGAAACCTATATCACTAATTTACAAAAATATCTAAATACTGGAGTTTATCTTGACAATAGATATGGTGATGAAAGACAAGGGAAAATATCTTACAGATGTACAACAATGGCCTATTATGCTGACGGAACTCCAAAACGTACAGTCGGAGTATGGTATCCAGATATTGGACAAGAATACACCACAGAAATGGCATCGGAGGATTATGCCCGAGCAAAAAGAATTTCTAACAAAAAGTGAATTCGCTAAATTAGTTGAGTCTACAGTGAAAGCACATCAATCATCTTACATGGATGCTATTATTCATCTCTGTGAAAAGAATGAAATCGATCTTGAGGAATCACGAAAGTTTATTTCTCCGATCATAAAAAATAAGTTAGAGGCAGAAGCAATGAAATTAAACTTTCTGCCTCAAACTAACAGTTTACCTATAGAATAAAATATGGTATAATATTTCAGTAATACTACAGCAATATAAGGAAATACAAAATATGTCTTTTGCAAATCTAAAACGTAATCGCACTGACTTCTCAAAGCTAGTAAGTGCAGCTCAAGCTGCAGGCGGAGGAGAACAGAAGCAATCATACGGTGACGATCGTATGTGGAAACCTACAGTTGACAAAGCAGGAAATGGTTATGCTATTCTTCGTTTTTTACCATCAGCTGAAGGTCAAGATGTACCATGGGTACGTTATTGGGATCATGGTTTTAAAGGACCAACTGGTCAATGGTATATCGAAAAGTCACTTACTACTCTTGGACAAACAGATCCAGTATCAGAAATGAATACTCGGCTGTGGAATTCAGGAATTGAAGATGATAAAGACACGGTACGTAAGCAAAAGCGTAGACTACATTATGTGGTAAATGCTCTTGTTGTTTCAGATCCTTCTGCTCCGCAGAATGAAGGCAAAGTCTTCATGTATCAGTTTGGTAAGAAAATCTTTGATAAGATTATGGATCTTATGCAACCTCAATTCCCAGACGAAAAGCCAGTTAACCCGTTTGACTTTTGGGACGGTGCTGACTTTGTACTAAAGATTCGCCAAGTTGAAGGCTATCGTAACTATGATAAGTCAGAGTTTCGTACACCATCGCCATTATTTGATGGAGATGAAACACGTTTAGAAGAAGTATATAATAAGTTACATGACGTTTCTGAATTCGTTGATCCTAAAAACTATAAGACTTATGATGAACTTAAAACTAAGATGCATCAAGTTTTAGGTGAAGCAGTACCACGTACTGTAAAGCAGGAAGTAGAACTCGACGATGAAATTCCATATGACAATTTTAAATCAGCCGAACCCGCGCCTGTAGCTACGCCTACACCTACGGCAGAAGCAGTAACAAAGGAAGAAGATGATACTATGAGTTATTTTGCAAAGTTGGCAGCGGAAGATTAATATGAGAGAAATGTTTTGGCAATTAACCCCGCCTAACGGGTTTCCCGAAAATACCCAACACTATATTTTAAACGATATAGTAGCTAATAGGCCAAATGACCTGATGCCTGCAACAATAGGTACTGATGGTAAGGCTCAAGATTCTACTCGAACAAGTCGTGTAATGTGGCTGTCAGGCGAGTCTTGGCTTCGTGACTATCTTTATGATGATTTTATTCAATACGCTAACAGAGAAGCGTTTGGATTTGATATTCAAAAAATCTGCGATATTCAATATACGGAATATCATGCCGAAGAAGGTGGAAAATACGATTGGCATACAGACGTATTTTGGCACGAAGAAAGACCTTTTGATCGAAAGCTTAGTATGACTATTCAACTAAGTGAATCTGATGATTATGAGGGAGGAGATTTTCAATTTAATGAATGTGAAAATCCTGAAAATTCTAGAACTAGGGGAACTGTATTAGTTTTCCCAAGTTATCTTCAACATCGAGTAACTCCAATTACAAAAGGAGTTAGAAAATCTCTGGTTGCTTGGTTCGAAGGACCACGCTGGAAATAAAGAAAGAGGCCCCTCACGGGGCCTTTTTTAATTGAACCAACCTTGAAATCTTTCCCACATTGACCAATTCTTAGATTGCACTTCTGGATCTTCTCCGCCACTGCTTGAAGGTACACTTACCCCAGCTCTATTACCAGGTGTTGCACCTTCAGAATTATTATTTTGAATAATTACTACAGGTGCATTCCCAAATGCCATTGGCATGTCTGCAGTGCTAGGAGCTACTGGACTAAGAGGAGAATCATCCATACTGGGAATCATCATAGCACTTTGAGCCGCAGTTAATGGCATTACAACTCTTTGTTGCGAAGGGCTTTTTACTCTGAATTGTGGAGGGAGATATTGACTTGTTAAAGCGGCGCGGGCTGCTTGATCTATTTTATCTCCGAAATTTCCATTAAAATTAGTATCATAACCCATTAGACTTGCAAGCTTATCCATTCCCATTCCAGGTAAACTAAGTAAATCTCCAGTAAGACTTGCGCCTGAAATAGCAGTAGCACCTATTGGATTTATTTGTCTTAAATAATTACTACTTGCAATATCTCTTGTTATATCGTTTGCTAAAAGAGCAGGACCTCCTATTCTTAAAGCAGCATCTGCAGTTTGAATAAACCCTATTCCAAGTTTTGCGGCTATTTGTCTAGTCATAGCACTTCTTGATATCGGAGCTTTTTTAACAGAAGTTAAATCAACCATGACTGCTCTTCGAACTTCATTGGTTACCATTCCACCTTTAGGTGTTTGAATTACTACTTTCTTATCAGGAGTAGAAGAAAGTTTTACGTTATGCTTAGTTTCAACATCAATTATTTGTTGTTTTATTTCAGGGTCACTCGTTAAAGCCGCAACTCTAGTATATCCCTGTGTTTTTATTGTAGCGATTTTATCAAGCAAATCATCGGCTAGCAT